ACAAGTGAAGATTTAAAACTTTTTCATGATGTCATTAAATTTTACACTCATAGTTCCAAATCCTCTATTCCAACTTCTTTTATATCTTCTGCACTAACAAAGATTTTTGATTGTGTTGGTATATGTATAACTGGAAATATTTCTACTCCCAAGACAGTATCCGTAGGTGCAACTGGTTCAAATACTTGAACCTCATCACCTTCTAGTGCATCTGGACTGTCTGCATCCTCTTTATCAAACGTAATATCATTTGCAAGTTTGTAAATACCTTTTGGTAATTTACCATCTTCTAATGTAACTTCTTCCGATATTGTATTATCTAATTCAATATTATTTTCTTTCAGATACTTCATGAATTCTTGTTCCCACATCTTTGGGTCAACATCTTCTTTGAAAGTATCCTTCAATAAAAATAATGCAGCTGCATAACTACCTAGTTTTGTTCTTAGACCAGGCACTTTTGCAAAAATCTTTTTAATATTAAAAACTAATTTATGGAGAACTGTATACGAGTTTTTTTCTTTAATCGTATTTAAAATGGTAGGTACATTGGTGCCAGGCTGTAAAATACGATTACCGTCCTTGTCAATAACACCAAGTTTGTATGCTTCTTGTTTCTCAAAGGGTGTTACCAGTATTTTGATAAACCTATAAGTAACAAATAAATCAATCGCTCTACCCATTATAGTTTCCTTAAAACTTCAGTAATCTTTGCATCATCATCTATTTCTTTTAATTCTTGTTCTGGTAACATATTCAGATATACAAGAAAAGATTTCAATTGAGGCCAATGTTCTGGTTCAATTTTAAATAACAATAAAGTAGAAGCAGCGTCAGGCCCGAATACATTATTTAATATAATAATATGATTCAACAACAAGCGTTCTTTAATGACACCATCAACTTTATATTTTTTAAGTAATCTCTTGATATACTTAAATCGTTTCATGTCATCATAAAACTCTTTTTCACCTTCGCATTGTGGATTATCATAATGTTTTAGTGCAAACAGTAATACATTATCAGTCGTTATCTTTTCAAACATTTAAGAAATTTGTGCAAATACCTTGTGAGTTCCAGTTGCAAGTTTCTCATATACGAAATTAATACTTCTGCCACTTTCAGTTTCGTTAACTACTTCTTCTGGGGCACTATCAGTATCTTTTCCATAAACTCCACCATGTTTCACAAGAGGTACAGAAATTTCTCCTTCTTCTCCAGTAAATTGTACATCACCAAAATTAATTCCAACTCGCATTAGTTTCTGTCTTAATTCATTTACAGCAGCTTCTGGATTTAAATATTCTTTAATTCCAATAGAACCTACAAATGCATTAAGTTTTTCAATGACAGAATCATCAGTCAAATCCATCAAATTACCATCTTCATCAATATGAGCACCATCAGATGCTTTGACAGATGCGTATTCTAAAAACGTCTTCATGCTTCATCTCCATGTTCCTCATCAAATCCATCTGGGTCTTTTTCACCCTCACCATAGATTTCTTGAAGAGGTTGTTTCTTTTCTTTTTTAGGAGCTGCAGTTTTTTCCACTGGTGCAACCTCATTAGGTTGTTTAACCATAGGAATACCACCAGCACCATATACAATGTTATCAACCATAATTTATCTCCTTAGGCAATAGTTGCGTTTAGATTTGCAACAACATACCATTTGTTATTAGTAAACAAACAAACAACAGCTTCACCAAGTGCATTGAATACAAGTTGGTTAGTGTTACTTGTAGTTGTTCCCCAATTGGTAACTGTTAAAGTATAACTTCTTGAACTTGTTGGTGCAGTAGACATGATAATAATTTTAACTTGTCCATTTGTACCATCTGCAAGAGTACCAGTTGCACTAGAAGAAAAACTTGCACCATCTAATAAAGTGATAGATGCAGTTGTATTAACATTTGTACTTCCAGTGATTGATTGTGCAGTACCGTCCAATCCAAGATAAGTTGGAATGTTATTAAAGACGTTTGCGATACTAATCTTTTTATTTACTGGTGTACCAGATGGGTCATCAATCACATGAAGTAAATCTTCTCCAGCGATTGCATTACCTAAATCTGTTAACGCAGTAATCTTTTTATCAGCCATTTATTTTCTCCTATTAACCCTTTTTCTTGGGAATGCTACTGTCGGTAGATTCCGACACCACAGTTTTTAAATCATTCAAAAACAAATCGCATTGTTGTATAGCACCACTAATTGCGTGGTGCTGTGCAACTAAATTTGTTCTCTCTGTATCAAGTTTATTCAAACTTTCTTTCACTTGTTGTAAATCACTTTCCAGTGTTTGTTTACGAATATTAATTTCAGTCTCAGTCAATTGAGGCATATTTTATCTCCATTATTAAAAATTATATAATATTATATATTAACTATCTGGGGTTGCAATATCCTCTGCATCACCAGTAATACTTGAAGCCGCAACTAGAGTTTCATAGTGAACTCTACCAGCACGACCACCAGTACCTACAGTTCTTTTCACCCAACCAGTGTGAGCAATTTCTCTTCGGTCATCATCACCATCTACACCAAGACCAAGGTTTGCAACAGCAGTTGCTTGTACCTTATCAGTTACGATTGTAAAGGTCTGTGCATTGTGACCAGTTCCGATATTGATTGCAGTTCCACCAGAAGTAGCGGCAATCTTGAAAGTATCGGTAGTAACATCTCTTGCGAAAACAGTTTGACCATCAGTTACGTTAGTCATCAAAGTACCACCACCAACTTGGTTGTAAGTAATTTGGTCTGTATCAGATAAACCGTGTCCAGCAAAAGTGATAACATTTGTACCAGCGTTTACTGCACTTGTAGGAATAGTCATTTTTGGAACTTCAACTGTTACAGCAGGAGCGGCCTGATAGTCAGAACCAACACCAGTAACAGTAATTCCAGTTACTACTCCACCAGAAACAGTCGCAGTTGCAGTCGCAGTATCACCTACGAATGTTTGTGCATTGTTACCAGCACCATCAATATCTAATGCAGTACCACTTTGTGCATTTGAAAGTGAAGATGCAATTTTAAATGCAGTAGTTGAACCAGTGTTGATAACAAACACAGCAGTACTGTCTGCAAGGTTTGAACCACCTACAGTCATATTTGTACCACCAGAAGTATAAGTTAACTTTGTACCAGTTCTCATATTATGACCAGCATCTACAGTGATTGTATCATCAGTAGTTGAAACTTTTGCAGTTGCAATGGTTCTTGTAGTTGGAGCTGCTACAGTAATTGTAGGTGCTTGAACATATCTTGCACCATCTTCATTCACTGCAATACTAGCAACATTGTCTACACCACCTAAAGATTCAGCAGATGTGACACCAAAAATAGTTGCATCAATAACACTACCATCACCACTAATTGGTGGTCTTGTTACTGTACAAGAAGAACCACTATTTGTAGACTCTCCAAATGCAGAAGTAGCAGTAAATGCTTTAGTTGATGTACCAGAAAATGACTGTGCATTATTTCCAGTTCCAGTTAGTGAAATAACTGAACCACCCTCAGTTGCAGATAATGTAACTGCGTTTGCACTAGATACAGCTTTTACAAAAAAGATTGTATCGTCTGTTAAACCAGTGATTGCAGTTCCACCATTTGCCTGATAGACAACTTCTTGGTTTGCAACAAAACCGTGGTCTGTAATTGTAATTGTATTCGCAGATGTATCGACAGCAGATGTTGCAACAGTTCTATTAGGTTGGATATCCTTTACCCTTACCTTATCTCCGTTGTCATCAATGACAATATCACCCACTTTAATTTCTGTTGTATCGGCACTAGAGTTACCTTGTATAATCGCACTTGCATTTGTAAATGTGTAAGCACCAGATAACGCAGAACCGTCATTCATACTCCATGAGCTCATTAGATTTCTCCCTAGTTTAGTATATACTATCTCTATTTATGTTTATTTGAAACCCAACCTCTTCAATTGTGCAATAGTATCACTAGGAGATGTGTGATGAACTCCAATTCCACCCTTTGCTTTCCACTCATTCACATTTTTGATATAATCATCTATCAATAGGTTAGGTTTACCATCCGTTGTCATTGCGTACTTCTGTTTATCCTCACGCATAACCAGATGAATTCTACTTTTCTGGGTCAACTTTGCATTTGTCCTCAACCAATTCATTTTACCCTTTCTAGAGTTTGCATCTTTGGTAGAGTATGCAGATAATATGTGTGCATCATATTTATTTACAAATGACCACATTTTTTTAGCCCCAGGCATCCATTCCAAACTTTCCCAAAAATCTTTCTTTGCAGATATCATAGGCCATTTAGTCCTTTTATCTGCTTTTGGAAAATCAGTACCAAGTACTTCCTTTGCACCTTTCAAAAAGTCACAAAGAACCATATCCATATCACAGTAAATGGTTGGTAAATCATCAACCAACTCCATCATACTAACTAAGCCTTCAAACTTAGTTTCATTTAATACATCATAAAATTGTTTCACTTCTACACCTTGTTATTTGTTTCTTTAATTTTAGGCATTTTTACAGACGTTTCAACTGGAGTTACCTCTTTTCCAGTATCCGTCATCTTCTTTATACCATTTTTCTTTTCTTTTGTCAAGGTCTTTTTGTCTTCTTTTACACCTTCTCCCCACATTTGAAGAACTGCATCTCTAAGAGAACCTTGTTTAGTTTCATGGTATCTTTCTACTGACTCTTTTTTTGCTGGTTCTACTGGATACTCTTTACCACCGACTTTGAAGGTTTTCTTTCCTGCTTTTCTTGCCTTATCAAGAGCACCAGAAAATTCGTTTCCTTCTTCCTTGTCTTTCTTTTTACCTTTTTCTTTATATCCACTTGCAAAAGCAGCCTTTCTTTGTGCATCACTAGCAAATCCTTCGTCTTTATCTTTCGCAGCTTCTTGCCACACTTTTAAGACAGTTTCTTTTAAGGATATGTTACCATCAGTTAATTTATCGGACATTTCATTCTCCTCTTTATACATATTCAACTCAAATGGTTTTGAACCACCCTTATTGTAAACTTGGATTTGTAGGTTTCCACCCTTACCCTTGAGTCTATATTTGTTTGTTTTACCCTCAGAAGGTTTCCTTGGGCCAGTTGCGACTTTATTGTCAATCTCTTTTGGGTCTACTGTAATACCCAACTTCTTCTTTGCATAATCATATGCGTGTTGCATCGCACCAGAAAAAGTAGAATGATAAAGGTTATACTTTTCACCTAGTTCATCCTCTATGGTTTCAC